GGCTTTGACGGACTGGTGGGATACTCGCCGATTGCGATGGCAAAGAACGCCATCGGGCTTGCCATTGCCACGGAGGAATACGGCAGCAAGTTCTTCGCAAACGGAGCGGCACCGAGCGGTGTTCTGGAGCATCCAGGCACGATCAAGGATCCACAGAGGGTACGTGAGTCGTGGATGAGCCAGTTCGGAGGTTCGGCAAACAGCAACAAGATCGCCGTTCTGGAAGAGGGGCTTAAATACACGCCGATTTCCATCTCGCCGGAGCAGGCGCAGTTTTTGGAAACGAGAAAGTTCCAGATCAATGAGATAGCCCGGATTTTCAGAGTGCCGCCGCACATGGTGGGCGACCTTGAGAAGTCGAGCTTTTCCAATATAGAGCAGCAATCCCTTGAGTTCGTGAAGTACACGCTTGATCCCTGGGTAGTCAGGTGGGAGCAGTCCATACAGAGGACGCTCCTGACACAGGATGAGAAGAAAACATACTTCGTGAAGTTCAATGTGGAAGGGCTGCTCCGAGGAGATTACCAGAGCCGCATGAGCGGGTATGCCACGGCAAGGCAGAACGGCTGGATGAGCGCAAACGACATCAGAGAGCTTGAAAACCTTGACCGCATCCCTGCGGAAGACGGCGGTGATCTCTACCTCGTAAATGGCAATATGCTCCCGCTTAACAAGGCGGGCGCTTTTGCAGATACAACCACTGACCAAGGGAAGGAGGAAGAAGCCAATGAGTCAGACGAAGAAGTTCTGGGCGTGGAAGAACCAGGTGGACGAAGGCGGAACCGAGGCAAGGGTGCTTGAACTGTACGGCACGATTGCCGAGGAGAGCTGGTTCGATGATGACATCACGCCCGCACAGTTCCGTGAGGAGCTGTTTGCCGGGAGCGGTCCCGTGACCGTGTGGATCAACTCGCCCGGCGGAGACTGCATTGCGGCAAGCCAGATATACACCATGCTGATGGATTACAAGGATGACGTGACCGTCAAAATTGACGGCATCGCGGCGTCTGCGGCGTCCGTCATCGCAATGGCGGGAACCGAGGTGCTGATGGCTCCCACGGCGCTGATGATGATCCACAATCCCGCGACCATCGCCATGGGCGACCATGAGGACATGCAGAAAGCCATCGAGATGCTGGACGAGGTCAAGGAGAGCATCATCAATGCCTACGAGATCAAGACCAGCCTGTCGAGGGCAAAGCTGTCGCACCTCATGGATGCGGAAACCTGGATGAACGCAAACAAGGCTGTGGAGCTGGGCTTTGCGGACGGCATTCTCGAAGATGAGAAGGCCGCTGACATTGCCGTACCCGCCTATGCGTTTTCCAGAAAGACCGTACAGGCGGCACTGATGAACAAAATCAGCGCAAGGACAAAACCCGTGCAGAAAGCCGATATCCCGGCAGATGCGCAGACGGACACACCGGCGGGACGTTCGGTCGATGAACTGAAAGCCCGCCTCAACACTATCAAAAACTTTATTTAACGGAGGTAAATCATCATGACTATTATCGAAATGCGTGAGAAGAGAGCAAAGCTGTGGAACACGATGGAGGGCTTCCTCGATACCCACAGGAACGACAAGGGTGTGCTGTCCGCAGAGGATGACGCCACCTATTCCGCTATGGAGCAGGATCTGAACGACATGTCCAACGAGATCCGCCGCATGGAGCGCAGGGATGCCATCGAGGCGGAACTGAACAAGCCCGTGGGCAAGCCGCTCACCGGCATGCCTGAGAAGCCCGGTAATACCGAGGAGAAGAAGGGTCGTGCGTCCAATGCCTATAAGGAGGACTTCGGCAGACACCTTCGCGGAAAGGCTCCCATCCACAACGTGCTTTCTGAAAGCACCGACGCGGACGGCGGCTACCTTGTGCCGGAGGAGTTCGAGCGTGACATCGTGACCGGGCTTGACGCAGTGAACGTGGTTCGTTCCATTGCCAAGGTCATCACGACTCAGAATGACAGGAAGATCCCGATTTCCGTTGGCCATTCGGTAGCCAACTGGACTGCTGAGAATGCAGCTTTCACCGAGAGCAATCCCACCTTCGGCCAGAAGGAGATCGACGCCTATAAGCTCACCGACCTTATCCGCATCAGCGTGGAGCTCCTGCAGGATGCGGCGTTCCCTCTTGAGGAGTATATCGCCAATGAGTTCGCCAGAGCGTTCGGTGCTGCCGAGGAAGAGGCGTTCTGCGTGGGTAACGGCACGGGGCGTCCTACGGGCATCTTTACCGCCAACGGCGGCACAGTCGGCGTGACCGCTGCGGCAAACAACGCCATCACTGCGGATGAGCTTATCAACCTTGTGTATGCGCTCAAGGCTCCGTACCGTAGGAACGCAAAGTTCCTCATGAACGATGCGACCATCTCTGCCATCCGCAAGCTGAAGGACGGCAACGGTGTCTATCTGTGGCAGCCTTCCCTCCAGGCGGGAGAGCCTGACAAGCTGCTCGGATACGACCTTTACACCTCGCCTTATGCTCCGACTATGGCGGCGGGCGCGTATACCGTGGCATTCGGCGACTTCCAGAACTACTGGATCGGCGACCGTGCGGGCAGAACTGTTCAGCGTCTGAACGAACTTTACGCTACCAACGGCCAGATCGGCTATGTGGCAACGGAGCGCGTGGACGGCAAGGTCATCCTCGCCGAGGGCATCCAGCTTCTGAAGATGAAGGCATAAGGAGGACGAGTCTATGAGCGAGTATAACGCAAAAAACTATACCGAACAGGGTGGCGATGTCACCCATATCGGCGGAACGCTGATCATCGAGGAGGGAGCCTCTGTGGAGGGGCTCCTTTCCACGCCTGCGGAAAACCAGGCAGACAGCGAGGCAACGACCGTGGCCGCTTTGAAAGAGGACTTCAACGGTCTGCTGGCAAAGCTGAAGACTGCAGGGCTTATGGCTGCGGACGAATCGTAACCGGGTAACCATGCCGTCCGTAGGAGTAGTCCTGCGGGCGGCTTTTATGAAGGGAGTGAGACTATGGCAATTATCACGCTTGATGAGGCAAGAACCTATCTTCGTGTGGACTATTCCGAGGAGGATGACCTTATCACAAATTTTATATCTACGGCGGAGAAGCTGGTGCAGGATATGTCACGGCTCTCCGATGACGACTGGAATGATGCCGATGAGGATACCTCTGCGCGTGTGCGGATCGCAGTCCTCTATACGGTCGCGTATCTCTATGAACACCGTGAGGAGGCAGACCACAGCGCGTTGAACCTGACGCTCCGTTCCCTTCTGTTCGGCATAAGGGAGGTGGGATTCTGATGAACATTGCAGCTATGCGCGTGAAGGTGACTTTTCAGAAGAATGAGGTCGTATCGGATAAATACGGCAACCGCAAAAACATCTGGACGGACTATTTTTCCTGCTATGCGACTGCAGGCTCCAACAATGCGGTAAGCGGTACGGGCACTGGCTCCGAAAGCACGGGCGTTGTTATCCGCTCCGAAGAGTCCCTTTCCTTTACCTGCAGGTGGTGCGCGGCTTTGGTGGCGGTCACTTCCACGGGATACCGCATTCTATGCGAGGGCAAGACCTACAACATCATCTATGTGAATCCGATGGGCTTCAAGCATAACAGCATCAAGTTTTCCTGCGAACTGGAGACGAAATCATGAGCCGCCGGGTATCCGTGGACGGCATGGCGGACGCCATCATGGAGGAACTGACGAAGTATTCCGACCTTGCCGCCGATGAACTGAAAGCTGCTGTGAAAGAAACGGCGCAGTCGGTACGCAAGGACATCCAGGGCTCCGCTCCGTCACGCACGGGAAAATACAAGAAATCGTGGTCGGTAAAGACCGTGAAGGAATCCTCGGAAACCATCGACCTGGTGGTGCATTCGAAAAACCGCTATCAGATAGCGCACCTTCTGGAACACGGCCACGCCAAGCGCGGCGGAGGACGGGTGGCGGCAAGACCGCATATCGCTCCCGCCGAACAGGCAGGAAACGAAAAGCTGGTAAAGACCATCGAGCAGAAGCTGAAAGGATGATGCCTATGACACACGAAGAAATAGTAACCATGCTGGAGGAGGCAAATCTTCCTCTTGCCTATGACCATTTTGCGGAGGGAGAAAGTCCCGATCCGCCTTTTTTGATCTTCCTCTTTCCGGGGACTGACAACATGTTCGCTGACAACAGGGTGTGGCAGAAGATCAACCAGCTGAACATCGAACTGTACACGGACGAAAAGGCACCGGAAACGGAAGAAAGAATCGAGGACATTCTGGACTCCTACGAGATTCCCTATGAGAAGTCGGAGTACTGGATCGAATCGGAAAAGATGTATGAAGTGCTTTATCAAACAGAAATTTTAGGAGGTAACTGACTATGGCAACGAAAAAGAACAAAGTCAAGTTCGGTCTGAAGAACTGCCATTACGCTCTGGTCACGCTTGCGGATGACGGTACTGCTACATTCGGCACGCCTGTAGCTATGCCGGGTGCAGTATCCCTTTCGCTTGACGCAGAGGGAGAAAACGAGCCGTTCTACGCCGACGATTCCGTGTACTACATGGTGTCCGACAACAACGGCTATTCCGGCGACCTGGAGCTTGCGCTTATCCCGGAGAGCTTTCTTACGGACATCATGCACGAGACCGAGGACAGCAACGGCGTTCTCTATGAGAACAAGGACGTGGAGCCGGAGCATTTTGCGCTGCTTTTTGAGTTCACGGGCGACCAGAGGAA